TAGAGAAGATAAGGCTATGTTGTTAATGAATAAGTTTGAGGATGAGGCACAACAATTGGAGGAAGATTTACAGAGTGTGTTTCCTCCCACCATTATAGAATTAAAAACTAAGACAAAAGAGATACCGTTTAATCCTGCGTCGAGACAACAGATTGCTGAACGGTTGATGGCTAAAGGATGGAAGCCTAAAGAAAGAACTGAAAAGGGAAACATAATTGTAAGCGATGAGATCTTAGATACTCTGGATATACCGGAAGCTAAGACCATGTCTCGCTACCTCTTACTTAGGAAAAGAATCTCACAGATTAAACAGTGGATAAAATATGTTGATCCAACAGGTAGGGTGCATGGTGAGGTAATGACTCTGCGTACTGTAACAGGTAGGATGGCACATAATAAACCTAACATGGCTCAAGTTCCCTCTGTCCACTCCCCCTATGGTACGGAATGTCGTGAATGCTGGACAGTCTCCGATCCAGAGAACTATAGTCTGGTTGGTACAGACGCATCGGGGTTAGAGATAAGAGCATTAGCCCACTACATGGGGGATGAGGATTATATTAAAGAGGTAGTGAGCGGAGATATCCATTCAGCTAATCAACAGATGACCAACCTGGAGACACGGGACCAAGCTAAGACATTTCTATATGCCTTGATCTACGGTGCTGGTGCGGCTAAGATAGGTAAGATAGTGGGTACAACGCTAGAGGAGGGACAGAACTTAATACGTACCTATATGAGTAAGGTGCCAGCCCTCAAGAGATTACGATCACAGGTGGATAACGCTGCTAAAACTAAATTAATAAGCGGATTAGATGGCAGACAGCTACATATCAGAAGCTACCATGCGGCACTTAATACCCTCATACAAGGGGCTGGGGCGATCATATGTAAGCAGTGGTTGGTTCAGATGATGCACCATGCCAGGGATTTAGATGTACAGTTGGTAGCCTCTATCCACGATGAGTATCAATTTGAGGTACACAACAAAGACATAAAAGAATTCTGTGCTATTACAAAGACAGCTATGCAGGAAGCTCAAGAGATCCTACATGTTAAATGTCCATTAGATAATCATTATAAGATAGGTACAACATGGGCTGAAACGCATTAATGGAAGGAGGATCATAAGAATGATTGATATATTTTATAAGTATGTCGAAAGCATATCGAGTTCTCTATGCTCATGGGCATGGCGTAAGCGATGGGGCAATCGACAAAATGGAACAGGTTATAAAACCCCTGATAAAGCAAGAGTTCTACCAGTGACTGAGGGTTACTACGATTCTCGTCGTGGGAGAGTAACTCTTTATAAAGGAAGAGTTCTACCAGTGCCAGATTACATAGAAGAAAGGAGGTCTGCATATTCAAAAGCTATGGAAAAAAAGACTTGACAACACCACTATAATTTGTTATCCTATCAACACTTCAACAACCCTATAAGGAGAATATATTATGAGTAAGATACTTTCAGGTACGGCTTATTGGGCATCCGTTATCAACCCCAACACACGGTTTGACGATGATGGGGTGTGGACTATTGATGTTGGTAATCTTGATGATCTCAATAAGAAGAAGGCTCAAAAGGATGGGCTGACTATCAAGAATAAGGGTGATGAGAAAGACGATTTCGTTACCATCAGGCGTAGAGTTCGTAATTCAAAGAGTGGTAACCTCAATCGTGCTCCTAACGTAGTGGATGCTGATAAGCGTCTGATTACGGATACTATGATTGGTAATGGCTCTAAGGTTAATGTATTATATGAGCCGTTTGAATGGAATTTCGGTGGAAAGACTGGTGTTTCTGCCGACTTACGTGCGGTGCAGGTTACTGAGTTAGTGCCGTACTCAACCGAAGAGGACGATGCCTTTGATGTCGTTCCTGACGGTTATACTTCCGATGAGCTTGAAGACATTCCGTTTTCGGCTTAACCTTTAACCTGGAGAGGGAGGGTATATTTTCTTATTCTAGTTCTAGTTCTTTATCCGAGGTTTCCAGACACTAGAGAAGTGGTATACCCTCCCTATTTTTTATCATGAAGAAAATTGAAAAACTTATACCAGATATTTATAACTTGTTTAAAGATGGTAAGGGTTGTAAATTATCTGATGAACAAACAGGCGAAATAATCTCTCGTTGTGTAGATAATATCTATGAGGAGATTAACAAGGCTGTCACTGGAGAGAGTGAACAGGTTAAACGGCTACGTCTTTCTAATGTAGGATACCCTGATCGTCAATTATGGTACAGTTGTTCTGACATAAAATCGGAATCTCTTAAGGATGCTGACCCTATTAAGTTCCTGTATGGTCACCTTATTGAGGAATTAGTCCTATGTCTGTCCGAATTAGCTGGTCATACTGTGACTGACAGACAGAAAGAAACCACATTAGGAGGAGTCAAAGGTCATATTGATGCCAAAATGGACGGTGTTTTGGTTGATGTTAAATCAGCCTCGCACTTTTCTTTCAAGAAATTCAAAGACAAAAGCCTATACAGTGACGATCCGTTTGGGTATATTGATCAGCTATCTTCCTATAGCACAGCGGAAGAGGTAGATCGTTCTGGATTTTTAGTTATGAATAAAACCAGTGGTGAATTAACCTTTATGGAACTGGAAGAACTGGAAAGACCTGACACTACGGAGCGTATCAATTATCTCAAGTCTATGATTAAAAGTAAAACATTACCACCACGATGTTATCCTGATGTACCTGATGGTAAGTCAGGTAATTATAGATTAGGAACGAACTGCTTCTACTGTAGATACAAGCATACCTGTTGGTCTGATGCCAACGGTGGTAAAGGTTTACGAGCCTTTGAATATCAGAAGGGTATCGTATATCTAACACGGGTTGCAAAGGAACCTAATGTCAATGAAAAGGTCATCAGCTAAAGCTAAAGGACGTAAGCTACAGGATTGGGTTAGAACTAAACTAATTTATTACTTAACTCTAAGTCCAAAAGTAATAGATATAGAAGGACATATAAAGTGTGCTATAATGGGCGAGAGTGGTGCGGATGTTCAGTTGACTCCTAGTATTATACATCTGTTCCCATTCTCTATCGAATGTAAAAATCAAGAGAAGTTTTCAGGCATATATAATATTATAGATCAGGCAACCAATCACAGTCGGCATCCACCGATAGCGTTTATCAAAATGAATAGGAGGAAACCATTAGTTATACTAGAAGCTGACGTATTTCTGGACTCATGGTTTAAAGATGAAAGAGAAAATAATTGAACAATTAAAACAAGTATATGATCCAGAGATTAGTATCAATGTATATGATCTTGGTTTAATTTACGATATTAAAATCGATAAAGAAAATAAAAGTGTTGAGATAACCCATACACTTACCAGTGCATTCTGTGGCTTTGCTGATTTTATTGCAGAGGATATTAGACAGGCTGGTTACGTTGATGGGATTGAGGATGTAAAAGTTATCACTACGTTTGATCCACCATTTACTATGAATTTAGTACCTGATGATACCAAGGTAGCATTAGGATGGTGGGATTGATATGACTAAAATAAACTATCTAAGATTCTTATTTACCCTTGAAAAAAAATTACAAAAGAACCCACCTGAACAATGCTTGTTTATTGCAGTTATTTTACAAGCTATCCTAGATGCGAGTAGGACTCAAACCAAGGATGAATCAGAGGAGAGAACTTATGATAGAGATAGGGCCACTGGCTGGTTCTTCACCAGTGTAGGTGTGACATGTCAGGATTTTATGACGGTCTGCGATCACGCTGGCGTAGATTATTCTACAGCCAGAGCATTCACCAGCAACCTTTTACAGTCGAACTACAAACCACAGATCAGGAACAGGATAAACATACTATTAAGAAAAGATCTACCGATCAAGATAACGTAAATTGTCCTTTACATTATAACCAAACTGATATAGAATGTATTGATGCAATCGAAGCAGCAACAGATGAGGGGTTTGCGTACTACCTACAAGGTAACATATTAAAATATTTATGGAGGTATAGATATAAGAATGGCATTGAAGATCTAAAGAAAGCTGAATGGTATCTGCAGAAATTGATTAAGATAATGGAGGAGGGATAAATGTACGGGCCACAAATACCAGTATGTGACGAGCTACACGCTAACAAATACAGATTACCTAATGAGAACTTTGAAGAATCAGTGAATAGAAATTCTGCAGCAATGTCAGACGATGATAATCATAGAGCAGAGATTAAAGATATATTTTTAAACCAGAGATTTCTACCGGCAGGTAGAGTACAATCTGCGATGGGGAGTCCAAGAAATGTTACAGCATATAATTGTTTTGTATCTGGAACGATTGAAGACAGTATGGAATCTATTATGGAACGAGCTACACAAGCAG